CATTCTTCCCGTTCTTCCCACCATTCTTCCCACCATTCTTCCCACCATTCTTCCCACCGTTCTTCCCGTTCTTCCCATTCTTCCCATTCTTCCCACCATTCTTCCCACCATTCTTCCCGTTCTTTCCACCATTCTTCCCACCGTTCTTCCCACCGTTCTTCCCGTTCTTCCCACCATTCTTCCCACCATTCTTCCCACCATTCTTCCCATCATTTGGATCTAGGTACTACTGTACTGGATCAGATGTTTACTACTACGGAACCCCAGGCTGTAGCTATCCTGGCCAATGTACTACATCTATGACAAGTGGAGGCTCTTGCTAATGATATATAGAAAAGAAAAGAGATAATATGATTACTGACTTAGACATTACTTATAACTATGATAGAGATAATCTAAAAGGAGCTCCTTTAGTTTTTGTTATTGATGGAGAGTGCCTGTATGATTATGTGTTTACAGAAGAGGGTGTTGACCTTCTTACAAAAAATAAGGGAATACGCAATGTTTCTAGTGAACATCCATCACATGATGGCTCCACTCTTGAGATTATCAAAGAAAATGATGAAGTTGAGTTATACCAAACTAATGAATATTTTGGTTCAATTTTATTAAGCGAACCTCTTATAGTAAATTCAACTCATTATCCTTATGGTCATTATGTTAGATCACCTTATGCATCCTTTGACGGAGAAAAGTTTATTATTAAAAATATAACAGTTCATGGAGATTATCAATTAACTGAGTGGCATATAAAAAACCCAAATCACCCTAACTATGTAGCTCCATAAAAATACCTATGATACAATTAAAATAAAAAGGGTATAATTATGTCAGAAAAAAGCGCATGGGAAAAGTATAAAGAAAAAAATGGGGTAACTCCATTAGATATGCTTAACCCAAATACAAAACGTATATCAAAAGAAGATGCCGCAAAAAGGTTTAATATTTGTAAATCTTGCCCTGAATTAATTAAACTAACATCTCAATGTAAAAAATGCGGTTGTTTTATGAAGGCAAAAGTTACGCTTGAAATTTCAAAATGTCCTATAGACAAGTGGTAGCACCAAAGAACCACTTGCTATATATAACACTTAAATGTTATAATAGTTATTGTTAATATAGAGATGGGAATCTTATGGATATTTATGACGAAAACAGCAATCATTGGTTTACTAAAGATAGGTCAGAAACTGCTTTAAATAGAGTAAATAGATTGCTGCCTGGGAATAATGTTTCTGTTAGTAACCCTGGGCTAGGTTTAAATATTTATCATAATGTATTTTCTAAAGATGATTCAGCAAGATATATCGATACCCTTGAAGAAAATCTTTCAGGAGATAAAAGGTATAAGTGGTCTGAAGCGCAAGTAACAAATTCTAATGTGCCAATTAAAAAGGCAAGAGACTGTGTAGACTTTAAATATAAGCAAGAAAATCTTGGCACAAGAGACGAGTCTAATGCAGATTTAATTGACCTTCATGAAGAAATATATCAAAAACTAAAGATGTGTATAGATGACTATGCCCACTATTGGGGTATAAACGTTACGTATTACGAAGCCTTTAATTTTGTAAAATACGAAGGTGAAGGAACTCATTTTAATATTCACGCTGATCACGGACCTTCTTATAATTGTACCGTTTCTGCTGTTATTTACATTAACGATGATTATGAAGGCGGGGAAATAAAGTTCCCAAGATTAGACAATTTTGTACATACTCCTAAAGTTGGAGATATAGCAATTTTTCCATCAAACTATATTTATGAGCATGCATCGCTACCTATGAAACAAGGAACAAAGTACTGTGTTGTTATTATGACAGATATTAATGAATTGAGTCATTAATGAATAAATTGGCAATTTTTAGATCTTTTAGGCCCTGGCTAAATAAAGATAGTGTTTCTGTTCCAGTACCAACACAAAACGTTATTCCACAATGGTATAAAGATGCAGACAGGTTTGCAAAAAATCCAATTAATAATGAATACTATAGCGCACCAAAAGAAACATGCCCCTTTCCAAAAGAGGGCACTGTAGATGATTATGGAAAAATTCCTACATGGAAAGCATGTCCTGCAATTATGGATGGATTTTCAACTGGGTATGTTTTTAAAACCCCTTGTGATTTAGTATTTTCTAAAAACGCACAGGGAATTATTAATGTAAAGATTGAGGACAAAAGATATAAAGATTTCTGTACTCAAAGACCCCCTATGCCACAGTTTGAGCATCCAGCAGGTTACTACAAGCATCATTTTGCTTGGAGTTCAGATTGGGGACTTGAGCTTCCAGAAGGCTACAGTGCGCTATTCATGACACCAATGAATAGGTTTGATTTACCATTTTTAAATACAACTGGGGTTGTTGATTCAGATAAGGTCCATTTACTTGGAAGTTTTCCATTCTTTATTGCAGAAGGTTGGGAAGGAACAATACCAGCAGGAACCCCATATCTACAAGCTTTGCCATTCAAAAGAGAAAATTGGGAAAGTCAAGTAGAAATATTGGGACAGTCTGAGATTTATGATAAGATGTTTAATAATATGAAATTTTATAGACAGCCTGACGGCGGGGTATATAAAAATAAAGTTTGGTCAAGACGAGAATATAAATAAGGAGAATAGTATGAAAACATGGACAGAGAAGATAGACCTTGGTAATGGAATATTTTGCTATAAAGGCGTAATTAAAAAAGAAATTGATGTAATAAAAAGAATTGAAGATAACCTTAAGCCAGAAGGAGATAATACTGGATATAGTTGGCAGCCTGCATATGTTGGATACAAACAACTAATGCCAGACTATAGAGATTGTAATGATTTTAAGTTTAAAAAAACTGATATTGAAAATGATAAAAGCCAAGTTAGTTTAAGCCTACAATCTCTTTGGCAAGATTTGTATGATGTAAAATCACCAGCAGTAGATGATTATTGCAAAATGTATAACATTAATAATTTAAAATATTGGGAAGCTTTTAATTTTATTAAGTATGGCCAAGGTCAACACTTTATGGAGCACCACGATCATGGCTTTTCCTATAACTGTACTGTTTCTTTAGTTTCATATGTTAATGATGACTATGAAGGTGGAGAGCTATTCTTTAGACTGCAAAATTTAAAGGTTAAACCAGAGGCTGGAGATTTATTTATTTTCCCATCAAACTTTATGTATCCACATCAAGCAATGCCAGTAACTTCTGGAATTAAATATTCTATTGTAACGATGCTTGACTACAGCAAAAAGTTTCACACTCCAGAAATGTATAGCGCAGAGGCAGACTAATGTTCAATATCTCAGTTGAAAAAACACAGGGGTCTTTGTTTGATATTCAACCTATGTCAATTAAAAGAGATTGGATGGATGTAACATCAGAGGGTCATGCCTATAGATGTTTTCCAGTTACCCAGTCAAACGTAATTGGTTGGAGCCTTTCTTGTGTAGAGGATATTGAGTTTATTTGGGATGGAGTTAATGATCAAACCCCAGATCGTATTGAAATATTTAGCCCAGCGGGAGCATATTCTGGAAGAGGTCAATCTTCTATAAGTTTAAATACGGGTTTAGTTTTTAGAACAGACAAAGATGTAAGTATTTTTACTATTAATCCAGTAAATTATTTTAGTAATGAGTTTGAAACTATGTCATCTTTAATGAGCACTTCTTTTTATGACAATCCCCTGCCTTTAGCTATTAAAGCAAAGGTAGCAAACAAAAGAGTAATTATTAAAGCTGGAACCCCAGTTGCTACGATTATTCCTATATCTTTATCAAATTTAAACGGTACAAATATTGAAATTGTTAAATATCAAGATCAAGATAGAAAAAGATTAGACGCAAATATTTCCTATGGATCTGCTGCACAGGTAATAAATTCTACTGGGAAATGGACAGACTGGTACAGAGATGCAGTAAATGAAAAAGAAGAAACCCAGGGCTCTCATGAGGTAAAAATATTAAAACTAGGCGTAAGAGATTATACGAAGGGTGATATAATATAAATATGGAACAAAACAAAGACTCGTATACAGTAGTAAAAAGAACACCATCCATAACTCCATCTGGATGGTTTGGTGATAGCAAAGACATGATTGTCGAGCTAGAAAACTTTATGACCCCAGAAGAAATAGAGTTTCTTGAAAAGGCCGCCAAGTCTTTAACAATTTGGGACGTAACGGAAAGCCACATGAATGAGAATGGTACTGTTACCTATGACTCAGAATATTGGAAAGATAGAGTTGCAACTCAGCCAACTTTAGATAAAAATGATCCTAGAATATCTCCAATAGTTGCAGGCTTATTCCAAAGACTAAAACCAATTGTTGAAGAATTTTATAATGTAAAGGTCCATCCTACTGGAACAACTATTGTGAAATGGCTTCCTGGACAATTTCAAAATCCTCATGCAGATAAAGAGCTTCACGAAGGGCCAGATGCTGGAACCCCTAATGATTTTCCAAACTATGACCTATCAAGCCTATTCTATTTAAATGATGATTACGAAGGTGGAGAATTATATTTTCCATTACAGGGAGTTCAATTTAAACCTAAAAAGGGCGCTGCTTATTTTTTCCCAGGAGATAAAAACTATGTTCACGGAGTGACTGAAATTAAAAGCGGACTAAGGTTTACATGCCCATTTTTTTGGGAAATTCTAGAGCACACAGGAGAAAGGAAACCGTAGATGATAAACGAAAACCTTGAAGCGGTAGAAATATATCCTAATATACTTGTGTATAAAAACCTTTTTAAAGACATATCAAAGTCATATAAGGTTCTGACAGATTCTTTAGTAGAAACAGAGGATAGGCTATTTAGTCCATGGACCCAGTGGTCTATTTTTGGAGACTATTTAAATCCAATAATTCCTAATTTTTCTATGTCAGACAGACACGGAAATTTAAAAAATATTAAAGCTTCAACAGAAATTCAAGAAAATCAAAAAGATTTTGCTATAGAAATGATGGAAAACTTTCATGTAGTAACAGAAGATTATATTAAAAGATATAATATTGATGTAGATTTAAATGAAAAATCTATAGATGAGGATGGAAATTCTGTACCAACTTGGAGATGGACAGGCGGAACAATAGGAAAGTATCATTTAAGCAATAAAGATCAAGAAGTTGGAATGAGATATCATTCAGACTACATGAGAGAACAAGGTCATGCCCCAGGATATAAATTTATTATAACATGTACAATATATTTTAATGACAATTATGAAGGCGGAGAGATTGACTTTGTGATGAGAGATAAACTTGTAAAGTATAAGCCAGAGGCAGGAGATCTATTAGTTTTTCCATCAGGTCATCCAGATTACTTAACGGAAGATGGAATGCCTTATCTACATGGGGTTATGCCATCATATAATAATAATAAATTTTTATCAAGAATGTACTGGCAAAAGTATCAAAAGGGTACCGATGAATGGTATAAAAAAGAAAAAGAATTTGGAAAAGAAGTTTGGGCTGGAATGCAAAAAGATTTAGAAGAACAGTTTAAAAAAGATCATCCTCAAAGAAACGTAATAGAAAATGGAGTAAGACTAAAATGAATTTAAATAATAAAGATAGGATAACAAAAGACATAGTTGTTTATAAAAACTTTATAAGCAGAGAGGATTGCACAAAAATGATTCAAGCCTTAGATGCTCAAGCAAGTAACGGTGCAATTTCTTGGATGCCTATTTCATTTTATGAGTCATACTCCTCTGTACTTCCACAAGACAACGATCAAGAATTGCTTGATGCTGGGCTATCTCCAACTATATTTTCAGACATTGAAAAAATAATGCCAGAGGCAATTGCTTCAGTTCACGACCTTGACCCAGAAACAATTTCTAAAATTGGATACCATACGCAAAAGTGGGAACCAGGGGCATATGCAAGAATGCATTCAGATAACACAGATGCCGAAGGAAATTCTGGAGCATTCACAAGAAGCAGATATGCAGGATTTTTATATTTAAATGATGATTTTACTGGAGGCCTTTTGAAGTTTCCAGGTCAAGACATAGAGATTAAGCCAGAGGTAGGAATGCTTGCAGTATTTGATGGGGGATTTAACAATATGCACGAAGTCTCCTTAATAGAAAGCGGAGTAAGATATACTATAGGTTCATTTTGGGATGATAGAGAAGAGTCTGATTATCCACAAGAGTTAAGAGATAAATGGGCGGAAGAGATGAAAGAGACAAGAGCTAAGCAAGAAATTGAAAGAGCTGAATGGCAAGATCTTTTAAAAGAAGGCTGGAAACTAGATGCTGCTGGAAATAAGTATAAGGTAGAGGACTTAGAGAAGAATGTCTAATTTTTTAAAAGATATATTATTAGAAAATAATTTTAAAATTGAAGAGATTACTGATGACGTTGTATTAATTAAAGATTTCTTGTCTAAAGATGAGATAGATCAAATTTTTAATATTATAGACTCAACCGCAAATGAGGAATGGTTTATAGAATACCATGCTAACTTAAAAAACTTTTGTATGCAAAAATTTGGAAGAGATGATGTTGATAATCTGGTTGCTGAAGGCAAGTTTGAAATAACTCAAAACTGGCAAGATAAAAATTTAAATATAGCACATTATTCATTTCAAAAAGATTTATACGATAGATTAAATAAATTGGTTCAAGTTGCTAATGATAAAATAGAACTGAGTGGCTTTGCAACTATTCAAAGAATGCAGGAAGGCGTTAAATTAACAGCGCACACGGATCAAGATACAGATCCATCAATTAGATATGCTGCTATTTTATATTTAAACGATGAATATGTAGATGGAGAGTTATTTTTTCCTAATAAAGATTTGACCTTAAGGCCTAAACCAGGAGAAATGTTAATATTTCCAGGAGATAAAGAGCATGAGCATGGAGTAAAGCATGTAGGCCCAGGACCAATAAGATATGTACTAGTTGGGTTTATTAAAGAAAAAAATTTTTACGATAACAATAAATACTAAAGGGAGAAGCAAATGGATAAAGAAATTTTACATGAAAAGGTATACTACTATGAAAGTGGTGTAAAGAATTTTGATCAGCTTATGAAAACCATTGATGAGTTAGATGATCTAAGCGCTTTAGAAGAAAACCCTTTATGGGGAGACTGGACATCTTCAAATGATAAAAGTTTTATATATGGTCAGACACAAGCCTTTGATTTAAATCAAATTAACCAAATGGAGGAGCCGTTTAAATCTAAGACAGAGTATATCTATAATACAATTATGGAATCAATGCATGATGTATGTAAGGATTATGCCGATTCTATAGGAGACACTGATGAGCCAAGATTATTCCCCGTATTTAATATTAAAAAGTATAATACTGGAGCCGCAATGGGTTCACACTATGATCAACTAGATGGAGATACTACTTTAAGATATTCTCTAGTGATTTATCTAAATGACGATTGTGAAGGTGGAGAAATCTCATTTAAACTTGCCGACTATAGCGCTATTGATCAAAAGCCAAGTGTAGATCCCGACTATGATGTTGCGTTAAAAAACGGTGGAGTTGATTTTGGAGTAAAGCCAAAAGCAGGAAGCATTATTATATTCCCTTCATCAGCACCATATTTCCATACCGCACATATTGTAA